AGACCCAATCTACCAAAGGAAGAATTAGAGTTGGTCAGGTCACACTGACCACCAGAGATACAAACAATACTCTGGTCATTGTAGATGGTGAAGATAGAAACTAACTGAGCATAACCCTCGTTAGAGATAGAAACACCGATACCACCTTGGTTCAACTGCGTGTAACTATCAACGTTCATTGCCCTTGTAGGACCGAGAACATCATCACCATTAATCTTCATTCCAATACTATTGGAGATAAAGTTGGTACAGTTTCTGATGTAAGGACCCTGAGTTACGTAAGATGGCTTCTCAGGATTGAAAGAAATAATTGCTTTACCTTCATCCAGAGTTCCAGTAAAGGTCATATTCTCTACGTAACTACCATTAGCTACGTAAATCAAGTCAGCATTTCTATTCCTAGGTACAATTGATACCTCTCTCAAACTATCACCCAGAACAGTAACTTGTTCAGGAAGAACTAACGGGTTATCCTCAACATAAGTACCAGCGGTAATATTAACAACAGTGGATCTCGAAGCTGCGGTCAGAGCAGAACCAACTGTTCTCTTTGCAGTATTTGGTGTAAGACCATCATTGGTATCTTTACCATCTGGAGTAACATAAAGTTGGTTGGTAATAGCGATAACACCCTGAACATTAGTCAGGTTTGAGCCATCACCATAGAAGGCTGTAGCACTGACAATACCAGTGGCACCATACATTGTAATGGCTGAACCAACCGATGCAATACCAGAGACATACAGACTGTCAGTTACTGTCAGGAAACCAACTGTAGAACCAGAGGAGACATTCAGTGTGGTTGCCGTAATACCAAATCCGGCTACTGTCATACCAGTACCGACTTCTACATATCCAGTCAGTGTGGATACACCAGTAATATCTAACTGTGCAGCAGTTACAATACCAGCAAAGATTGCATTACCAGCAGTAGTGATTGTGGCACCAATACTAGAAGTACTTCCACCACCAGAGGTAGAATAAACAATGGTACCAGAAGATTGAGGTACATTTCTACCGTCTCCAGTTTCACTGGATGCAGTTACTGTCTCAGAAGCCGTTACAGCACCAAGTGCTTGATTGTCGGAGACATTACCCTCAGTGAAGTTTTCACCAATATCTAAAAGAACAATCCAAGCAGCATCTTCTTCACTGTAGATAATAATTCTTCCGTCTGCCTGAGGACCAGAACTGGCAACATAGTAATAGTAATTCGAGTCAGCTTTGAAGAGTGCGTTACCCGATGTGACAGTTCCTGTATCAAGGACAAACCCTGTGGCTTGTCTGGTATAAGTTACATTGAAGGAGACTGATGATTGACCACTCAGTGTAACTTCTGAGAAATCCGTTGTAGCTGGGACGGCGGAACTTCCACCAACCAATAAAGTCCCTGTGGTGGTAACACCAACAACTTGTAGAGATTGAGTTGTTGTAACACCAGTAACACCAAGTGTGTTGATTGTACCAACACCTGTTATATTCAGGTTTCTACCAGTAATCTCATCAAATACTACGTCGTCAGCAATATAAAGGTCACCACCAACATACAAGTCACCACCGGTAGTAACAATTCCACTATTAGCAGCAAGAGTGGTTACACCTGCAACTATGAGTTCATTGACAGATAGATTAGAAGCAGTGGTAACTCCAAGGGTTGTAACACCCGTTACATTTAGAGTATCACCAACGGTAACTATACCTGTAAAGTTTGCATCAGTACCTTCAATCCGACCATTGAAATCCGCCAAATTGGCAAATGTAGCAACACCACTACCGTTGATATCTACATCATTAAAAGTAGCAACACCAACAACATTTAAACCGGCAGAGATGTTGGTTTCGTCTAGTTCAGCTCTTCCTTCATTGTCAAATGTACCAGTATTTGCGATACCAATCGAATTTACAGTACCACCATCAAGACTAGTAGTGAGACCAGAAAGTCTTGCATATCTTACATCAAGAGATGCTTTAGGATCAACAAAGGTTGGAGCACCAGAACCATTACCTAAGATTACAAAACCAGAGGTAACAGGTCCAAAGAATGCTGTTTGGTCAATACCACTCTGATAAGGGATTGAACCAGGTTGATTACCATATAGATTGGTAGAAATACCAGCACTATCAGCATAAGATACGTTGATAGCTGCAAGATTTACCCAAGTCGGAGTAAGAGCTCCGTTTGACTGAAGAATTTCTCCAGCATTACCTTGTGCAGTAAATCCAGTATCGTTATTACCGACTTGATATAAGACAGCCCCAGCAGTACCACCTTTGACATCAGTGGCCAATCCCGCATTAGTTGCATAATCTGCGGTTGGTGCATTTATTGCGGTAATAGTTACTTTACCTTTGCCAGTTCCTGGATTGATTGCAATACCAGCACCTGCGGCAATTTGAGTAACAATACCCGATATATTGACACCATCTCCATAATAAGTGGCACCAGTAACAATACCGGCAGTTGTTACACCAATTAGAGTGGCCTGAAATATACTTGCACTTCGTTGTACGGTAAGGTCTTTTGTAGTGACCGCCACACCAACCAATATACTGTTGGTAACTCCTATTCCGAGTGCGGTGGCTATTCCTGTTACTGTAAAATTGCCAGATACAGTCGATGGTCCTACGATAATAGGGCCTGTATTGTTGTACCTATTGGCAATCTTGTCGGCCCTAAGTAATGACATTACCTATAATGCTTCTTCCGTTAGTTATATTTATAATATGATGGTGGGATAAATATTCTCAGATAATTGATATTTAACCCATGAAGGACGGTGAATTTTGTCCCCTTATTGCAAAAAAGTGTGTTGGTCATAAATGTGCTTGGTATACACAAATTAGAGGTACAAATCCAAACACAGGACAAGAGATAGATGAGTGGAAATGTGCAGTTTCTTGGATGCCAATGATGGCTGTAGAAATTGCTCAAAAGTCAAATCAAACAGGTGCTGCAGTCGAAAGTTTTAGAAACGAAGTAGTAGAAGCAAATCATAGAAATCAACAATTGTATATTGCCGGATTAGAGACCGGAGTGATAGGTGGTCAACACATAGCCCCTCTGGATTTACCTATCGAGACATTACCTCCTACGGAGCATTCTTAGATGCGATAATGACATCAATATATTGAACAGCAAAATCCATTGCCGCTCCAGATGAACCCTCAGGATCAACGGTCACAGTATGTTGATGGCCTGATGCCCCTCCTCCAGCATTGTTAGTGTTATTATTGACACTAACATTGACATTGACATTACCACTCACATTGTGATTATGGGATCCTCCACTAATATTTCCCGGGCGAGTGTCAATAACTCGGAAGCCTGCGCCATCTCCTTGAGAACCAGAACCAGCATCAAAAGGTTCATTATAAGTATGGTTGTGAGCTCCACCTCCGGTTCCTCCACTGAAAAAACCACCACCACCACCACTGCCACTACCACTATGGCTATGCTGTCCGGTATTAGTAGCAGCATCTCCAGTATGGCTATGAAGAGGGATTGGAACAAGTCTACTAGACCCAAATGTCGTTGTAAAGGTATTAGAACCACCTGCTCCACCACCACTACTACTTACAACTCTAACGGCCTTATTATCTTGAGTGGTTATTTTAGTCCAGCCTACAGGAGCCGAAGACTGATAGAACAACATTCTTGTTCCTGTTGGAATGATGTTGATTGTACCTTGATAAAGTCTTCTAAAGGCATCCGCACTTGGTGGTTGAACAGTAGAATTAGAAACAGGTGGATACGTATTAATAGGTATAACCGCACCCTGAGTAGTATTTGTTGCTGCAGGTAGTCTTGCAGGATCTATAATACCAGAGGTTAGATTTGACGCAATCGCAGCAAATGCCTTTAGATCACTTACTGCCTTGGAAGTTGCAGCTGTGGTTTGAGAATTACTTGTGATACTATTACTGAGTATCACCGCACCCTGAACACTAAGTGTTGCTGCAGGTAGTCTTGCGGGATTTACAGTACCATTACTCAAATTACTTGCATTGTTTGCATGTATCTTGAGATCACCTACAGCCTTTTCAGATGCGGCTATGGTTTGAGAAGTACCATTAATCGCATTACTTAGTTGAACAATACCTTGTACTGTTGTAGAAGATTTAGTTAGTCTGTTATTATTAACAATTCCCTGCGACAGATTTGTTGCATTCAGGTTTGTAATATTATCACCAGCACCCTGAATGTTGGTAGCAGTGAGAGTGTCGGTATCGGGATTGAATGTGAATGTATTATCATCAAGATCTGTCTTTAGTCTAAGGAAAGCACCACTAGATTGACCCGGATCTACAAATGGAACCACAAAGTTTGTTCCAGAAGTAGTTCTATCAACCTGCTCATTTTCTGCTCGGAATGCTGTTCCTGCAAGACCTGCTGTAACTGTGGTGGCTACAATATTAGTTGATGATAGTGTATTGGTGGAGGGATTATAAACAAATCTATCACTTTGACTATCAATATACTGTCTTTCGTAACCATATGTACCAGGGTCACTAAAAGTAATTTGATAGTTAGTATTTCCATTCTGACTATCAATATTAATATTGTCAGCTCCGGTAGCAATACCAGACACATTACCAACTACTCTATTGACCGTGAGGACATTAGTAGCTGGATTAAACATCATCTGGTCATTTTCACTATCAACAAACAAGCTTTGATAGTTAGAACCAATACCTAGTGTTGGAGTGAATGGAACCTGATAATTTACACTATCACTCTTCTGTCTTATACTAATCCCATCAGTACCGGTAGATACACCAATCAGTGCGGTCTGATCTTGTCTTACAGTCAGAATACCAGCACTTACACTAAAGTCTGGTCCCTTCAGGTTATTGATTGTACCAATACCTGAAACATATATGTTCAAAAAGTCTGCTTGAGCGGTAGTTGCATTAATATACTCAGTAATAGTAGCAACACCAACATTGATACCTCTACCATCATTCGTAATATAGATGGTACCACCCATCCCTGCAGTATTAGATGCCTGGTAATAAAGTTCGTTAGGTGCGTTGAAAGGAACCTTAAACGTAACAATACCAACCTGGATACCATTATTAACAACTCCATCGTTATAGATGTTGTTTAAATCGGCAGTAGGTTGTCTCTTGATATAAAATGGGAAACCACCACTATCAACATTAAACTGATAATTTTGACCTCTTACAAGATAGATTTCTGGATCATCTGTATTCTGAGTAAATCCTATACCAGGAGGGTCACCAGCAGTTAGGAACCTAAATCTATCACCACCAAATTCTTGAATTCTGAAGAGTGTATATACCTCAGCGTTATTTGCATCTAAAGTCTTCTCTACGGTAACATTTGTAAATCCAACCGTACCACCAGCAGAGATCTGACCAGAAAGTGACGAACCACTGATATCACCAGTTACTGTAAGGTCACCATAGATGAACTGAGCGGTATCACCAATCGAAACAGGACCAATAACTTCTAAAGTATATCTTGGATCTGCGGAGTTGATACCAACCCCAACACCATCAATATCAGTTGCATTATACTGAGTATTGAAGATTGTCCCTCCAAGTCCTACGTCGATACCACCAATAGCAGTCGTAATACCAGAGGTTAATAATGTTTGTGAGGTAATTGAGGTACCAACTAAAAGACTTCCACTTGTCTCTTGGTCACCAATAACTACAAGTCTTCTGTCAGCATTCGTAGTTCCTAAGCCAACTTTATCCGTATCAGGATCAGCATAAATTAGGTTTTCATTGACTTGTAAGCCACTCTTGATGACAAAATCCTTATCGATTGCCATTTATCTACCAGGTCAGTTTATGTTATTTTTATTTATCAACTGGCAATGGTCCCAAATTCCTTCCAGACATTATTAGTTGTATAAACCCAACCAACTGTTCCACCATTAGTGGGGTTGGCATTATACACAATGTCACCAGGAGTTCCAGCCTCACTTGGAATAGAAATACCAACCGTAATTTTTCTGGAGACTTGAGCATTTCCTTGAAGGAAAATACTACTTGCTTCAACACCCTCAGCAGATGTACTCACCACCTTTTGAGTAAATTGAACAGGACCGTTGAATTCTGATAAGATGTCACCATCTTCACCACCATCAACAACCATATTTCTTTCAACTTTTATAATTGAACCATCAACAAAGTTGAAACCAGCTGCATTATCATTAGAACCTTGTGTATAAGGGTCTTCACCTTGAACTGTTTGTACAGGAGTATCATAAACCTGTTCTCTACCTGTAATAGAAGCAATACCCTTATTACCTACGTAGAAGTCACCTCTATCATTCATACCGGTGTAGTTGACAACACCACCAGACATTTTTTGTGCTTGAACATTAACTTGTTGCTCAAGACTTAATTGTTTTGTCTGTTTAATTGGTAGTGCAGTTGAATAGTTACCAGGACCATACCCAATATATTCAAATGTGTGACCAGAAGCTCTAATAATAGAGTTTCGTCTAAATTCAATCGGATAAAGTTTAATTCTAGTTACCACACTATTGTTTAGATGGGTATTTGCAATCGTCCCGTACACCCCTCGGAAAACTTTGACTTGAGTTGTTCCACTAACACGACTTACAGTAGTCTTAATCCTCATAATCTCATCATTGATTTGTAGGTAGTCACCAATTAAGAAGTTGTAATCAGTCATATTGAGGATATTAATAGTATCAGTCGTCTTACTTGTAACAGCAGCAGACAATACAGTAGTAATACCAGCATAAATGGGTTGTTCTCTTCCGTGAAGTCTTCCATTTCCAAGAATAGCAACACCAGCATTATTATAAAGACCACCACTATGGATTTGGATATTTCCAACAGGACCAATTAGATCAGTAATAGTATTGACCCCAACGTTGAGAACTACTGTAGAAAGACCAATCTTATCTACACAAGCAAAACTCCTGTTATAGAATGTGGAAGCTGCTCCAGCAATTCTTATCGAGTTATTAACTCTGAAACTATTGGGATATACAGTAGTGACGGTAGCAATACCACTATGTCTATCATATACAAACCCATCTGCAATAGTATTGTCTAGCGTGTAGGAGGGACCAATTACAGAGAAACCACCAGGAGATGCAGCGGCAAGACCAATACCCTGAGTTGCAATACCCGGTCTTACCGGAGTATTTTCAGGAGCCAGAGGAACAACCTCTACTTCAGTGATACCAGAGACACCCGTAATTCTATACTCCGAGTTCATCTTTCTACCATCAATCTGGTTGATACCGGCAATATTGATTATATCTCCTCTATTGTCAAGAATTTTAGAGACTGTACCTGTAGCTTGAGTACTACCCGGTATAGTGGCAATACCAACAATAGAGAATGTATCACCTGGTGCCCATGCTGTACCACCATCCATGATGGCAATGTCAATAATTTCACCGGCAGATGTACCATCAACAGTTACCAGTGCTGTGGCATTTCTACCAATAGAACCAGCTCCAGTATTCTCTAGTCTTGCGTTATAATAGTATTGAATGGTATTAGAACCATCACCATAACCACCCCCACCATTATCAATAACAGCTTTGGTCATTCTATTCAGTCCATGATCATATGCGCTATATACAGTATATGCAGTACCAACTGTATTACTTACAATATCAGTCAAACCAACACCAATACCACTATCAGTATAAAGTTCTTCTAGTGTCTCACCAGTCAGACTATTAACTAAGTTATTAACAACTGTTCTACCAATATCACTAGTAGTAGGAAGAGCATAACAATCTGAAGATGGAGCAGTTGATACTGGATTATCCCTATCTAACTGAGGATAGAGGAACTGAACAGGTTGAGAGAACTCATACTCTTCGGTGTTAAATGGTGCTACCGTTGGTTTGATAGAAGCATTGAGTAATGACATATAATAGATACCATCTTGCTCACCATTCTTATAACGATTAATGGTCTCTACATTATAGACATAATAATCTTTTACAAAATTCTTTCTTTGGAACGTAGGAAGAGAAGTTGTTCTTTGAGATGTATTATTAGTAAAGGTGCCAGGATTGTTGTAAATCTGGTCAACAATAAATGTCTTAGAACTAGAGATACCTGTTACCTCAAATGTTCCGTTGAAACCTGACTTACCTGTCCCAACAAGAGGATAATTTGTACTCGTAACATTATTAATAATTACTGTAGAACCGATGGAAAGACCATGGGGTAATTCAGTAGTGTAATATGCTAGACTACCTGTATAATTAACATCTGCAATAAAACTGAAGTTTCTCATCTGAGCATCATTGCTCATCGTGACTGAACCGGGGTTAAAGTCAAGTTGAACTTCAGTATCAGTGTTACCAGTAACGTGAGAAGACTCTTGAAGAACATATCCATCCAATGGTGGTCTTGCTGCTTCAGTTCCCACAGTCTTAGGAATAACAAATCTTACTTTATGGATTCTGTCTTCCGACATCCTAGTATCTTGAGTTCTAGTGATGAATGTTCTTGGTGATGCAACACCCAAACCACCAGATACTAGTTTGTCATACAGATTATTTTCAGTAGAAGCAGAAGATACATTTACATACCACTGACTTTCGGGAATGTCATACTGGACTGGGTGACCCACATCTCCTGGATCCTTATCACTTACTCTACTTTCTACAAAGAGTGTATCACCCAGGTTGTTAATATTAATTTTGTTTCCAGACAACGAGTCATTAAAGGACTGTGCAATCTGAATCTGATTACCCGGAAGACCATCTACAATAGAGAAATATACTGTATTATTATCCAGACCATCAGGTAATCTAGCGTCATTAGAAATAACTCTTATGGACTCACCTTGTAAAAACTGGTGATCCTCAGTAAACATGACAGTAGAATTGGTAATACTATTACCAGTTGATACATTTCTACCAACTCTTGAAGTTGGTAGGAATACCCCCTACAGGGATAATCGTATTAATATTTTCATCATTCTTTGCACCAAATCTATAACCTTGAATGGTGGTAATAGGGGGATCATTCTGACCAGTCTGATTATACAAATATAATCTCGTATTCGTTCCAACAGCTGCGGTCTTATTAATATCCAGAGCTGAGAATGCAATTGTTGATACTGCCGGATCAAGTATCTTTGGTGGAATAATTTGACTCATATAACCCACATCATCTTGAGTAAATGCTTCTGCACGATATCCTTTCGAGACAAGAGCAATTTGACCAAAGTTTGAGTTAGAGTTAGTAACCGAGAAGTCACCACCCGAATCGGTAACAAAATGGTTAGCATATCCAATAGCAAATACAGATACCAACTGCATTACTGCGTTATTAGTAGCCCTGATGTGGTAATTAGTATAACTGGGTTTATATACAGCGTTGATATTTGTGTGTAGATTAGGAACTACAACAGAATCATCAAATGAACCACTTTGTGGATTATAAAGTACAAATGCATTATCATCTACTTGAAGACTGACTCCAGTGAATTGCGCAACAACCATTGACTTAAATCCATCTGCCTTGGCACCATCTGCCAACATGCCACAGATGCCATAAATCGAGCGGATGGAACAATTGAAGATATAAGGAGATGCTGAGGTTACAGTATCCGTTGATAAATCTACACTAGTACCTACTGGATTGGGTAAAGGATCTCCTGGAGGAACAGGAACAACATACTTAAATCCTGTTACACCAGCCTCAGCAACTGTTTGGGTTACCTCAGTAACCAGATAAGTACCATTATAAGCAGCATCACTTACATTATTAATAATAACGTTAGTATCAATATTAAGACCAAAGATAGGTGAACTCAACTTAACGTCAATTACATCAGACGTTGTAATACCATCACCAGCCCTGATACTACCAATACCTGCTGCTCCTTGATCAGGACCAACAATTCTATATTCATCAATTCTAGGTTGAATATCTACACCAGGATTTGGATAATCAGGTTCTACTTCTCTACCAGATGCCGGACCATATGCAATACCAACTTTTTCATAATACATCTCCAGATCGGTACGATCCGTTGAGTAATTAATGAACTCATCATTAATATCTACAAGATTCGCACCATCGGCATACTCAAATACTGTCAGTTTATGGTGAGAGAAGGTAGGGTCATACTGATTAAAAGTATAATCCTTATACGCGGGTTTACTGGTATCAGCATCTTTGATAGTAAAACTATTCAGATAACAAGCACCGGTTACCCTAAAAATAGCCGAGGGAGAAATTGCAGCACTTTCTGGATTAGGAACATATATGGGACGTATTACACATTTTCTTAAATCTGTACCAACGATAGATGTACCACGAGGAATAATAACACCCCCGTAGATACTATTCATTTTGTACAGAATATTGTTAGTGTCAAAGATATCAAAATTCGATGCATTATTAAGTGGTGGAAAATCATTAGAGTTGATACCACTTCTCAGCAAATACTCAGAACCAGGAATACCTGTTGGTATCCAACCAGGTCTATTGTCAATATGGTGTATACCAGGAGACAGATAGATGGTAGTCTTTTCAAATCTATCGTTGTCAAAACCCTTCTGATATGAAAATCTAGATGCTTCAATTAATGCTCTTTGTAGAGTAAGAAAAGGACGTGTTGCAGAGTTACCCTGGTTTTCAATGGCATCTGTAGCATCTAGGTTGTTGGGATCAACATAGAGAATATTTCCTTTTACATTCTTCAGAAAATTATCTAAACGTGATAGAGGCATCTTTCTCGCACTATATCTATTATTAGATATTTATTACAACGTTCTCTCCAGTCTTTCAGTCGTTTGATTAGGAAAATCTCTAGGACGACTATCTAATGCATTATCAGTTCTGGGAGATCCCTCGTTTGCCTTCATCGTGTGTTGGAAATTTATTTTTTTATATCGTTTACCTAATGGATCTGGCATCCAGTACGTTACTTGCCAATCTACTAATGGATTTAACTCAAGATGTTTTTCTACAGAATGAGGAAAAATACCAATCTGTACATATCCATCATGAGTGACACACCCCCCATTTTCAATATCTACAACAAATAGTTTATCCATCAATCTTCTCCATTCCAAGTGGGTGGATGAAGAACACAGTATTCATTGAAGGTAATTTTCATCTCTTTTTGAGTGAGATTACAGTTTTTTGCTGCTTTTGGAAGATTCCATTTTGCAGTAAATAACATTTCCATGGACTGACGTGTTTCTGGACGCATATAAAAAAGTAATTAGAACAAAAAAATTCTGGGATTTTTAGCTCGGCTTTTTTGAATTCAAATGCCGGTTTTGGTCAGGGGTTCTGCATATGCAACATTCTCCTCAGGGATCAATGCACGAACAAGTTCAAGGACATCAATAAACTGTTGTGTAGTCTCACACTCTACCGTCTTAGTCTCACCAAGGTCAGAGTACAAGTAGAACTTACGAAGACAGGTATCGACTACGACACGGGTAAGATAACCGTTTTCAGCGTCGTTGGTGGGTTGGTACATGGAACACCTCTGTTACTCTTATACTATACCTGACCTGGAGACCCATGTCAAGTGGTGGTGTGTCACTTCTTTTTCTGGCCTCTTACGTCGTAATCGTATCCTGAAATAGAGAACTGATCAGCACTACCTGGATATTTAGCCGGGGTATCTCCTTCATATTCTACTACCAATGGTTCTCCATCAATTCTTTTTGCAGTAATGGTGTAGAAACAGTCAATGGGACCACTCAAATTGTTTCTGATCTGTATTCTCTTACCCCATTCAATTGACTCAACAAACAACTCTTGATAAGTACCAATAGGTGTTAGATTAACACTAATGGTCTCAGGGTCAACAAGTCCCTGCCAATATGAAGGACAAGTAATGGTAGTTCCTTTACATCTACCTCTAATATAAACACCAGCCTCAGGGCCCTCCATACAGATATGTCTGAGTCTATGACCCTCTTTGTTCGGGTGTTTGATATCAAATCCCTTCCATGATTGGACATTGATATTACCCTGAAATGTTGGTGCAGTGATAGTACCAGCACTAGTAATAGCTCCAGCAATATTGATAATACCATTACCAACAATACTTGTATTAACTCTTAGACTGTCAATTTGAGCAGTTGAATGATACCAAGGTTTGCACTGAGGTTTTGAATATGGGTTGGGCATAGGAGCCGTCGGGTCATTATTACTAACCTTCTGGATATATGAATAATTAGGTGAAGGTAATCCGGTAGCCAAACCGTCTGTACAATCCAAGGCACGTGGTTTGCCTGGTCTAAATGGACCAAATAATGAGTCTGTCATGATTTAATATCGTAATGGTATCCTACAATTGAATATTGATCGTTATTTCCTGGATAATCTTCAGGGGTCTCACCTGGATATTCAGGAATTAAACTTTCACCATCCTTTCTCTCACCATACACATGATAGTGACAGTGGATGGGAATGACAGATCGTGAATCAAGATAAATTTTATCTTTATCAATCCTCTTCACGATGATGTCTTGATGAGCTCCTACTGGTGTCAAACTAACAGTAATAGACTCTCGATGAACAAAATCCTTCCAGTATGTAGGAAGGTCGATGTAATCTTTATTCTTTAGTATTCCTCTAAAGTATACATCATTGGTCGGTCCTTCTGGACAAGTATGTCTCAACCTCCAACCTTTTCTTGATGGATGTTTGATATCAAAGTTCTTCTTGAGAGATAGAACATGAGCTCCACAACCAGAAATTACTTCACCTTGTGCTGCCAAATGTTGACCAACGACAACTGAAGCATTGGTATTTACCATACCCATAAATGCTGCTGATCCAACAACAGCCAATGAGAATGGATTAGAAGGAGGTCCGTAACAAAACCCACCAGGAATTAGGGGAGGAGTTGATTCTGGATTGATCAGAGGACCAATCATCGATGAGCCCCAGACATTAGGGAAAGTTGGAGTCCCTGTAATGGTAGGACCCTGCATGTAACTAGCACCACGGATCTCTGCTGGTCCTCTTCCCAGACACTCTGGGTTTCCTAGTCCAACAAATAGTCTCTTGCCTACATATACATCTGATAGTTTTGTCATATGTTATTTTTTATTTCGTTTGTTGATAAACCAAGAGATGGTTTGACTGATGTAGAACCGTCGGCTATATCGACTAAACCACCAAAGATATCAAGAATAGCTTTACCGATCACATCTACAGTTTTCTCGGAGAAAATTTTGGTTGATACTTTAGATGATACATCAATTATCTGTGACTTAACAATAACTTTTTCGTTACCATTAATGTTTACAACACCATTCTTGCCATCAGAACCTGAAGCAATAATATCAACATTCTGTCCTGCTATCTTTACTTTCCCACTAGGGGCTTGTAAAACAAGGTCACCACTAACAGCATCAATAAAGACACCAAAGGATCCATCCTCTACATTGTCACCAGCCTTGACCTGAAATGAACCTTCAGACCTACAGATTGTACCATGTTTTCTATGGTTCTCACCTGTAGCATCTAGAGTGATATAATGTTTAAGTGACCCACCATTCCTCAACATTACTCCAGACAGAACATTGTCCTGAGTAATGTGACCAAATTGGATCTCACCCTCGGCGGTTCCATACCTAATAGTATGATAATTTTTTAATTCGGCCATTAAAACTTACCTACACAATCAATAACAGAAATAACCTTATCCTGAGTTTGTGGCTCTTTGAGGTCATCCGAACCAACTCTATCTATACAAAGCTTAGGTCTCAATTGAGCATTATAACCTGTCTCTGACCTAATGTAAAGTCTTGGGAATTCTCTAAACCCTTCACCTTGTACAGTAACCTTGACAGATACAACTCTACCCTGATCATCAAACTTGGCTTCTGCCTTAGCTCCAATGTCAGGTTCAATTACAACCTTATCTTCAAAGTTATAGTTGATACCACTATCATCAATGAATATCTCACACAGATATAGGATAACAGGATAGGAACCAGTATTTTCTGTGGGATAGGTACCAGAAACTCTTGAGTAATCTGGTTTTGGTGATGTGAATACACCAGGTCTAGTTACAACCACAGGATTACCTCCAGTTATTTCCTCTCCACCACCAGTTCCTCCTCCACCTATTCCGGTCTCAGGACCATCTCCTGTCCCTCCACCACCATCTGTTCCTGTACCAGGAGTACCACCAGTTCCTCCATCACCTATTCCGGTACCTGGAGCAAATATAATCTCATCTGTTCCACCACCACCATTGGTATTTTCACCAGGCTGAGGTTCAGTGATAACTCCAGTTCCTGGTGGTAGTATGACTTCATCACCAGGATTGACTACGATGACATTACCTGGTGGTCTAGGAGTTTCGTAGTCACCGTCTGGTTTCTTGACGATAGTATCATCAGGATCGGCCCAGGTATATTCATTACCACCCCTACTACCATCAGGTGCAGAGAGATAACCTGTTCCTGAATAAACAACTTGAACATCTGTTATACCTCTCTGTCTATTACCATCAGCATCAGTGTAGAAATCAATGATGGGTTTGATGACAGCACCTTTTCCTTTACCACACTGATCCTTTACCTTAGCAAAACTGTTATCATCATAACCCACACCAAAACTCTTCATATCAATCCCCATCACCTCACCTGCTGCACCGATGATAAGATTACCTGCAGCACCTGAACCCCCACCAAAGAACTCAGCTACAGGAGGACCACACAAAATAGGACCAATGTCACACCCAGAAACATTGAATGCATCACTGAAGTCTAGATTGAAACTATCCCCTACATTATTAAACGCAGTCTCAGCTCCTTTAGCAAAGTTCTTTGCCTTTCCTATAATACTTTCAATGTCTCCCGCAGATACTTTACCAGGACCA